TTTCAGATTCCACATACTCCATGACAATCATATCATCATTTGAAAATTCAGTGTACACTTTGGGAACTTTAATCCATTTGATATCTTTCATATTCTTTCTGAATCGAATGGCGTTATCCATTTCTCGATGATAGTCAGCTTCACCCAACAGGTACTCTATGGATTCATTTAGTACAAACTCCGAACTATTCCCGGTGTCCACCCCAACCTTCTCCAAGAAGCGAACGATGTCCCGGATATTATCTGTATCTGTCTTCATGATATCATATATGTTTGGTCTCTTGACTTTGACGATGACCTGTTTCCCATTCTTTAGAGTCGCTTTGTGTACTTGTCCAATACTCGCAGACTTGAATGGGGTCTCGTCAAATGCCTCAAAGTGGTCTAAGTTTACAATACCCTGTATATCGACTGGTGGTACATTATCCTGCAAGGATTCCAGTTGTTTTGTAAACTCGGGTGGATAGAGATCAGCTCTCGTAGAGGCAATCTGTCCTAATTTTACAAACGTGGGTCCAAGTTCGAGAAGTTGGTCCCTCGTCCATTCGCCAAGCTCAGATTTGTTTTGTACAAATGTGTTCTTCCATAGAAATTTGGCTGCAAACTTCCAGGTCTTCACCTTTTGGTTTGATACCACCCGAGTGGGTCTGTGACTCGCGACGCATAGCATCCTACTATATAAAAATCTTTTATTTTTTAATATCTTAGGTTACAATAAATGCCAAAGCTCTCAAACTTCCTTGGACCATTCAGCCAATCAACTGAAGCTGTCATCAAAGCGCAACCAATCCTCTTCACCCTCATCATATTGTACCAAGGTCTCTTCTCTGGTAACGCAATCAAGATTCCAAAGAACCTCAAGACTCTCTTCAACAGTAAGACGTTCCGCTTCATTTCACTCATGTTAATCGCGTTCAGTGCGACACAAGATATTGAGTATGCCCTCATATCAACTACAATCTTCATTGGTGCCATGTATGCCATCAAGACTCCAGAAGAACGCAGGGAAACTGGATTAATCTAAAAATTATATAGTCTACTAGTAGAATGAAGATTCATATTGTTGGTGCTGGACCATCGGGGATGTCTCTCGCATGGGAGATACTCCGCGCAGGTGATCACGACATTACAATATATGATAGAAAGCCATCTGCAGGTGGATCGTGGTGGGAACCGGGTGTGAATACACGAGATCTCCACGCACACCGAATCGTATTTGATCGTGCTTTCGTGAATACCAAAAGCCTTTTCGAAGAAATGGGCATCCAATGGGATGATATTTTTGAACCCACAGAAAAGGATCTCTATAGTTTTATGCTTCGATCCCTCAAACTCAAAGATTATGGAGCCCTCGCATCTCTCGCGACGCGTGTACTCACGCAACCTGACAAGTACAAGAGTGTGTCACTCAAAGAAGCTCTTGGTGAATTGACCCCAGGTGGACAAGCTATTCTTGAACATCTTCCACTCATCATGGATGGTGTACCTTGGAACGTCATGTCCGCATATGAGTTTGTAAAAAGTTTTGACCATGTTGCACTCTCAAAACAATGTACTCAAAAAGTTTCAGGTAAAGTTATGTGTGATTTAATGTATGATAAACTTTTAAAATCTGGGATCAACTTTGTGTTCAATACAGAACTTGATAATGTTGAATATCTCGAAAATGATTTTGTCGCAACATTTTCAGATAAAACTGTAATCAATGATGGATTTTTAGTTCTATGTATTGATAATAGTCCAGCCCTAAAGTTTTTGGGTAATAACTGGGGACCAGATGCTGATAAAAAGGTGCGTGCGAGTACATACGGGTGTATAAACGTTCTTTTAGACTTTGATGAAACACAAAAGCTTGGTGATGACCTTGAAATCGCCGCGTCAACTCCTTGGAACCTCCAACCCGTTGTTCTTTCAGATGGAAAAACAGTATCATGTGTGATATGCGATTTGACCGATGAAATTTTGAAATCGAATCCGGATACTATAAAAGAACAAGTAGTCAAACAACTCAATCTCCCATCTCCACAAAGTATACGAATTGGGTGGGGTGCGGTGTGGGATGGTGAAAAATGGCAATTCTCACAATCCTCGGGGGTTCTTAGTCTTCACGGACAACTCCCATTCATTGGTGAATGTCCACACGTGGCTATGTGTGGTATGATGTCTCCACGACATACACCATATTCAAGCATCGAAGCCGCGATTGAAGTTTCAAGATCCTTAAGTCGTATATTACTCGGCACACGGGAACCTCTTAGACCACGTCTTCTAACACATATGTTAGCTATTTTGATTACAGTGCTTATAGTTTTAATTTTAATGTATATAAATAGAAATCAATGAAGTTTCTAGCCCAAGTCCATACACCCATGTATGACCACAACGACAAAAAGTATATTCGTTTGGTCATTCCTGAAAAGTGTGCCCAGATCGTAGATAGAATGCATATAAACAAGGCACGTCTCGTGCAACATAAGCGAGTTGATAATCCACTCGATGGTCGAGTTCTTACAGTGAAGGTTCCATTCCGTTATAGGAGAGTGATGTGTGAAGTCCGTGGACAACCTGTGCAGTCTCTTATAAAAGATGATGAAGTTGAAGTCGTAGTCGAGTTCAAGGGTGTTTGGAATGTTGGCGAATACAGTGGTTATTCTTGGGTGCTTTCTTCGGTTGCAACATCTGGATCTTGAGGTTGTTCTGGGATATCAACATCGGTCAAGCCAGCTTCCTTGAAACCCTTGAAGACACGGAGGGATCCTTGAAGGCGGAAGACCTCTTGAGTCAACTCTTCAATCGCTTGTTCAATTTTCTTAATATTATCTTCAACCTTAAGGGATGGCATTATAGTCATATAAAGTTTGAATCCTTTAATATAGTATATGTTGACCCGAACGGGGTATCTCGTGACGGAAGGTCCGCTTCAGGAGATTAAAAAAGAACTTACAGTAAGACCTATCGTCAACGGAGACTATGGATTTCCCCCACCGCCTTTTAAAGTTTTTAGAGCAACTAAGAATGGAGTCTGTGTTCCAAGATTCTATGGAGTTGCTAAACTTGGGGAACCCAAGCAGGATAGACGCCCTGAACCCATCCGAACAGGTGTCAAGTTCGTCGGCACCCTCAGAGATACAACTCATCAAAACGAGGCTCTTGCCGCTGCTCTTACAGCGGGTCATGGAGTTCTCTCACTCCCATGCGGGTATGGCAAGACCACCGTATCCTTGGCGATAGCGTGTAAGTTGGGGTACCGTACAATGATTGTTGTCCACAAGCAGTTCTTGGCTGATCAGTGGAAGGAACGTATTCAACAATTTTGTCCAGGTGCCACAATTGGAGTTGTTCAACAGAACAAGAAAGAGGTAGAGTGTGACTTTGTTATTGCGATGCTCCAATCCCTCTCCCTCAAGGAATATTCATTCAGCGATTTCGACTCGATAGGTACACTCATTGTCGACGAGGCACACCACATTTGTGCAAAAGTGTTCTCCCAGTCTCTCTTCAAGATGTGTCCCAAGCATATCTTTGGTCTCTCAGCAACCCCCGAGCGAAAGGATGGTCTCACAAAGGTGTTGCATTGGTTTATGGGTCCAACATTTTTTGCGGTGGAGAGAAAGAACCAAGAACAGGTGGAGGTGTTTCCAATCGTATACGAGTCCCAAAACTATAGAAATGCCCCACCATGTACACGAAATGGGAAGTTGTCAATGCCCAATATGGTCACAGAGGTTGTCGAGGACAGGAAGAGAAACCAAATGCTCGTGGAACTGGTTAAAAAAGCGTCCGCAGGGACACGACAACTCCTCGTACTCAGTGACCGGAGATGGCATTGTGAGATGCTTCACCAGTGTTTTCCAAAGAACTCGGGCCTCTATATGGGTGGTATGAAGGAGGTGGATCTCCAGGCGTCTTCCCAAAAGAAAATCATATTTGCGACGTTTAGTCAAGCCCACGAGGGTCTGGATATACCAACTCTGGATACAGTTATTCTGGCGTCTCCAAAGTCCGATATTGTACAGAGTATTGGTCGTATTATGCGAGAGACCAAGGGAAAAAAGAACAATCCCCACATCTATGATGTCCACGACCCCTGGTCTATCTTTACAGCTATGTACTACAAGAGAATGAAGGTGTATCGCCAAGGTGGTTTCAAGATACACGGGAAGGCGGACACCGAAGAAAAACCAGACTTCCCTCAGGGAAAGTGTCTATTTTTATAATCTGAACAATAAATAAATGTCTGGTGCATTAGTACAACTTGTTTCTAAAGGTACTCAAGACGTTTATTTAACAAGTGACGAAGGTATGTCGCTCTTCAGTATGAAATACAAGAGACACACCAATTTTGCACAAGCACCAAGACTTATAAAAACGATCACAGCGACGGACAATTCCATCATTATACCCACATGGGGTGATCTTATAAACTCAGTGTGGTTTGAAGGTACGGATTTAATCACTAAATTTGACGGTGCTGTCTTTGATCTTTATATTGGTGGTGTTAAAATTGATTCACACACATTTGATTTCGTTGCTGATATATGGCAGAATTATCACGCGGAGAACTTTGTGAAGGCTCAAGAAATCTTTAACAAAACGTCTCAGTCTTCTACTCGATTTTTTCCAATGCATTTCTTCTTCTGTGATCACGATATGTTCTTACCCCTCGTGGCACTTCAATTTCAAGAAGTTGAAATACGGGTAAATTTTGCAAACCAGAGTGCATCCGACATAAAGTGTTACGGGAATTATATCTTCTTGGATTCGGATGAAAGAATTAAGTTTACAAATACTCCAACCGATTTGATCATCACTCAAGTCCAATCCACTAAAAGTCCTATAGAGAATCCTAGAACAACTTTTGATATTTCATCCTTTAATCATCCAGTGAAGAGTTTATTTTTTGGCTACCAAGCAAAGGGTGGTTTGATTGAAGAAGACAAATTATCATTTAGTACTGCGGATATATATCTGAACGGTACATCAATATTAGAAAATATGTCTCCGTTGTACTTTCATCTTGTACAAAGTTATGTCAATTCCAAATATGGTTTAGTAAACTTTGTTGATACATCCAACTGCCCCCAATATACACGATATTATGCATTCCACTTTTGTAAGAATGCATCGGAGTATAAACCCACGGGTACCTGTAATTTTAGTAGATTAGATAACGCAAAAATTGTCATAAGAGATATTGTAAAAGGAATAAATCGTACGAGTGATACCGAACTTACTGCATACGCTGTTAACTATAATGTTCTTAGAATACGAAATGGTTTGGGCGGTATTTTATTCGCCAACTAATAGTAGTAATGCCTTTCGTAGGAAACGCGGGTCGATTCACACATGTATTTTTGGCTGAGCTCAACGAAGATGATACTCAGGCTACAACAACAACTCCACCTACATCTATAAATTATAACTTTGATGAGATTACAATTGGTAAAGATGCAGGTAAAACGTCACAGGGTGTAAATGCGATCGCGCTCGGTTCAGAATCTGGTTTCACCAATCAAGGTGAAAAGTCTGTTGCGGTTGGGTATCACGCGGGTAGAGAAAAACAAGGATCCCAATCTGTGGCGGTTGGTCAAGAATGTGGTGAAGTTAATCAAAATGTGCAGTCTGTAGCTATCGGATATAGATCAGGACAATCGATACAAGGTTCGCAAGCAGTCGCCGTCGGCTTCGAATCTGGTCAAATTGGTCAGAATGCGCAAAGTATCGCCCTTGGATATCAAGCTGGGCAGATTGGTCAAGGTTCGCAATCAATCGCGATAGGGTATCAATGTGGTCGCGTTGGTCAAGGTAATAATAGTATTGTTTTGGGTTTTGGTACCGCTGAAATTAATCAAGGTGATGAGACTTTGGCATTTGGTTATCAAGCTGGACAGTCAAACCAAGGGGATCAATCCACTGCGATCGGGTATCAAGCTGGACAGCTAAATCAAGGGGATCAATCTACCGCGGTTGGTTATAAATCTGGACAAACGGGACAAGGGGATACATCAACCGCGCTTGGTTTTCAATCTGGTCAAACATCACAAGGAATACAATCCGTATCAATTGGTTACAACGCGGGTCAAACCAGTCAGGGGTCTGAATCTATAGCCATGGGTTACGCGGCGGGACAATTATCACAGAATGCCTTGTCCGTGGCTATTGGCTCTAATGCTGGACAATCCTATCAAGGGACTCAATCTGTAGCCCTCGGCGATAACGCCGGTGAGATACATCAGAATACACAATCTGTTGCCGTTGGCTATCAAGCTGGAAAAACCTCCCAAGGTACTCAATCTGTAGCGGTTGGTTATCAATCTGGTCAAACCAGTCAAGGGATCCAATCTGTAGCCGTAGGTCACGAATCTGGGCGAGAATCTCAAGGTTCACAATCGATTGCAATTGGTGATACATCCGGTGAATTGGGACAGAATGCGTTTTCAGTGGCTATCGGATACAACGCGGGACGATCCTATCAAGGATCCGAATCTGTCGCGTTGGGGTATGTGGCTGGTGAATTGTCACAAAACGCCCTCTCCGTGGCTATTGGTTCCAATGCCGGGCAATCATATCAAGCGACCCAATCTGTGGCCATTGGTGATAACGCGGGTGAGATACGCCAGAATACACAATCTGTGGCGATGGGATATCAATCTGGTCAAATCGTGCAGGAAGCTCAGTCGGTGGCATTAGGTTACCACGCGGGGCGATCCTATCAAGGATCTGAATCGGTAGCGATGGGCTACGTAGCGGGTGAGTTATCACAAAACGCCCAATCTGTGGCTATCGGCTCGAATGCTGGACAGTCGTATCAAGGGACACAATCCATAGCAATAGGTGATAACGCGGGTGAGATAAATCAAAATGCAAAGACTGTGTCCATTGGATATCAATCGGGGCAATCCGGTCAAAAATCACAAGCTATTGCCGTCGGTTATCAAGCTGGTCAATCAAACCAAGGGTCAAAGTCTGTTGCGGTGGGTTACGAATCTGGACAAACCGCGCAAAATATCCAATCGGTTGCAATTGGTTTTAGAGCTGGGCAGACGTCACAAGGTGAACAATCGGTTGCATTGGGCCACCAATCTGGTATGACCTCACAATATCCATATTCAGTGGCCATTGGTCTTAACGCGGGACAGTCTTCACAAAATACCCAATCTGTAGCGGTGGGTTATGAATCTGGTCAAATTGGGCAGGGTAAGCAGTCGGTCGCGATCGGTTACCATTCCGGTCAATCCACTCAAGGATCTCAATCCGTGGCCATTGGTCACATATCTGGTGAATTGGGGCAGAATTCGTTTTCGGTGGCTATGGGCTACCAAGCGGGTCAGTCCTACCAAGGGTCTGAATCCGTGGCTATTGGTTACGTGGCAGGTGAATTGTCCCAAAATGCCCTCTCGGTGGCTATTGGTTCTAACTCCGGGCAGTCCTACCAGGGAACTCAATCCGTGGCTGTGGGTGACAATGCGGGTGAAAAGGGGCAGAATACCCAATCTGTGGCTATGGGCTACCAATCTGGGCAGGTTGGCCAAGGGGAGCAATCCGTGGCTGTGGGCTTTCAATCTGGACAATCCACCCAAGGATCTCAATCCGTGGCGATTGGACATGAATCCGGGCGCGTGAGTCAAGGGTCTCAATCTGTGGCCATTGGTGACACATCTGGTGAATTGGGGCAGAATTCGTTTTCGGTGGCTATGGGCTACCAAGCAGGTCAGTCCTACCAAGGGTCTGAATCCGTGGCTATTGGCTACGTAGCAGGTGAATTGTCCCAAAATGCCCTCTCGGTGGCTATTGGTTCTAACTCCGGGCAGTCCTACCAGGGAACTCAATCCGTGGCTGTGGGTGACAATGCGGGTGAAAAGGGGCAGAATACCCAATCTGTGGCTATGGGCTACCAATCTGGGCAGGTTGGCCAAGGGGAGCAATCCGTGGCTGTGGGCTTTCAATCTGGACAATCCACCCAAGGATCTCAATCCGTGGCGATTGGACATGAATCCGGGCGCGTGAGTCAAGGGTCTCAATCTGTGGCCATTGGTGACACATCTGGTGAATTGGGGCAGAATTCGTTTTCGGTGGCTATGGGCTACCAAGCAGGTCAGTCCTACCAAGGGTCTGAATCCGTGGCTATTGGCTACGTAGCAGGTGAATTGTCCCAAAATGCCCTCTCGGTGGCTATTGGTTCTAACTCCGGGCAGTCCTACCAGGGAACTCAATCCGTGGCTGTGGGTGACAATGCGGGTGAAAAGGGGCAGAATACCCAATCTGTGGCTATGGGCTACCAATCTGGGCAAAGTGGTCAGAACAAGCAATCCGTGGCTGTAGGCTACCAAGCGGGTCGGTCCTACCAAGGGTCTGAATCCGTGGCGATTGGTTATGTGGCAGGTGAACTGTCCCAAAATGCCCTCTCGGTGGCTATTGGTTCTAACTCCGGGCAGTCCTACCAAGGGACTCAATCTGTGGCTATCGGTGACAACGCGGGTGAAAAGGGACAGAATACCCAATCCGTGGCTATGGGCTACCAATCTGGTCAAAGTGGTCAGAGTAGGCAATCCGTAGCTGTAGGTAACAACGCGGGGCGATCCAGACAAGGGTCTGAATCCGTGGCTATTGGCTACGTAGCGGGTGAACTGTCCCAAAATGCCCTCTCGGTGGCTATTGGTTCTAACGCTGGACAGTCCTACCAGGGAAGTCAATCCGTGGCTGTGGGTGACAACGCGGGTCAAAATGGTCAAAATACCCAATCCGTGGCTATGGGGTACCAATCTGGTCAGATTGGGCAGAGCAAGCAATCTGTGGCTGTAGGTAACAACGCAGGGCGATCCAGACAGGGGTCTGAATCCGTGGCTATTGGTTATGTAGCGGGTGAACTGTCCCAAAATGCACTCTCTGTGGCTATTGGTTCTAACTCCGGGCAGTCCTACCAAGGGACTCAATCTGTGGCTATCGGTGACAACGCGGGTGAAAAGGCTCAAAAGTCACAATCAGTTGCTGTGGGTTATCAAGCTGGTAGGACAAGTCAGGGTACAAGTGCAGTGGCTATAGGTCTAGAAGCTGGAGAGACAAATCAAAAAAATAACGCAGTTGCCGTGGGTGTTCGAGCTGGTGAGACAACACAGGGATCCAATGCAGTAGCTATGGGTTTTGAATCTGGTCAGACCAACCAGGGAACTCAGTCGGTAGCTGTGGGTTTTAGATCTGGTGAAACAACCCAAGGAACTCAATCAGTGGCTGTGGGTTATCAATCGGGTTTTACAAATCAAAGTACAAAATCAGTAGCTATGGGTTTTGAATCTGGTAAGACGTCCCAAGGGTCTGAATCTGTGGCGATTGGTTATGTAGCGGGTGAACTGTCCCAAAATGCCCTCTCTGTGGCTATTGGTTCTAACTCCGGACAGTCCTACCAGGGAACTCAATCCGTGGCTGTGGGCGACAACGCGGGTGAAAAAGGGCAGAATACCCAATCCGTGGCTGTGGGCTACCAATCTGGTCAGGTTGGCCAAGGGGAGCAATCCGTGGCTGTGGGCTTTCAATCTGGACAATCCACCCAAGGATCTCAATCCGTGGCTATTGGACATGAATCTGGGCGTGTGAGCCAAGGATCGCAATCCGTGGCCATTGGTGACACGTCTGGTGAATTGGGGCAGAATTCATTTTCGGTGGCTATGGGCTACCAAGCGGGTCAGTCCTACCAAGGGTCTGAATCCGTGGCTATTGGTTATGTAGCGGGCGAACTGTCCCAAAACGCCCTCTCCGTGGCTATTGGTTCTAACGCTGGGCAGTCCTACCAGGGAAGTCGATCCGTGGCTGTGGGTGACAACGCGGGACAAATAGCTCAAAAGTCACAATCAGTTGCTGTGGGTTATCAAGCTGGTAGGACAAGTCAGGGTACAAGTGCAGTGGCTATAGGTCTAGAAGCTGGAGAGACAAATCAACAAAATAACGCAGTTGCCGTGGGTGTTCGAGCTGGTGAGACAACACAGGGAGCCAGTTCAGTAGCCATCGGTCTTGAAGCTGGACAAACAAATCAGAAAAGTAACTCAGTCGCGGTTGGTTTTAAGTGTGGAGAAACAAGCCAACAAACTAATTCGGTAGCTATTGGATACCAGGCTGGACAGACAACCCAGGGAGCCAGCGCAGTGGCTATCGGTCTTGAATCTGGCCAGACCAACCAGGGAACTCAGTCGGTAGCTGTGGGTTTTAGATCTGGTGAAACAACCCAAGGAACTCAATCGGTGGCTGTGGGTTATCAATCGGGTTTTACAAATCAAAGTACAAAATCAGTAGCTATGGGTTTTGAATCTGGTAAGACGTCCCAAGGGTCTGAATCCGTGGCTATTGGCTATGTTGCGGGTGAACTGTCCCAAAATGCCCTCTCGGTGGCTATTGGTTCTAACTCCGGACAGTCCTACCAGGGAACTCAATCCGTGGCTGTGGGCGACAACGCGGGTGAAAAAGGGCAGAATACCCAATCCGTGGCTGTGGGCTACCAATCTGGTCAGGTTGGCCAAGGGGAGCAATCCGTGGCTGTGGGCTTTCAATCTGGACAATCCACCCAAGGATCTCAATCCGTGGCTATTGGACATGAATCTGGACGGGTGAGTCAAGGGTCTCAATCTGTGGCCATTGGTGACACATCTGCTGAATTGGGGCAGAATTCGTTTTCGGTGGCTATGGGCTACCAAGCGGGTCAGTCCTACCAAGGGTCTGAATCTGTGGCTATTGGTTACGTGGCAGGTGAACTGTCCCAAAATGCCCTCTCGGTGGCTATTGGTTCTAACGCTGGGCAGTCCTACCAGGGAGGTCAATCTGTGGCTGTGGGTGACAATGCGGGTCAAAGTGGTCAAAAGTCACAATCCGTGGCTGTGGGTTATCAAGCTGGTAAGACGAGTCAGGGTATAAGTGCAGTGGCTATAGGTCTAGAAGCTGGAGAGACAAATCAAAAAAATAACGCAGTTGCCGTGGGTGTTCGAGCTGGTGAGACAACACAGGGATCCAATGCAGTAGCTATTGGTCTTGAAGCTGGACAAACAACTCAGAAAGATAATTCAGTCGCGGTTGGTTTTAGGTCTGGAGAAACAAACCAACAAACTAATTCGGTAGCCATCGGATACCAGGCTGGACAGACAACCCAGGGAGCCAGTGCAGTAGCCATCGGTCGTGAATCTGGTCAGACCAACCAGGGAACTCAGTCGGTAGCTGTGGGTTTTAGATCTGGTGAAACAACCCAGGGAACTCAATCAGTGGCTGTGGGTTATCAATCGGGTTTTACAAATCAAAGTACAAAATCAGTAGCTATGGGTTTTGAATCTGGTAAGACGTCCCAAGGGTCTGAATCCGTGGCGATTGGTTATGTGGCGGGTCAACTGTCCCAAAATGCCCTCTCCGTGGCTATTGGTTCTAACGCTGGACAGTCCTACCAAGCAACTCAATCTGTGGCTGTGGGTGACAACGCGGGTGAGTCGGGACAAAACACCCAATCCGTGGCTATGGGCTACCGAGCAGGTCGGTCCTACCAAGGGTCTGAATCTGTGGCTATTGGTTACGTGGCGGGTGAATTATCACAAAATGCCCAATCTGTGGCTATCGGTTCGAATGCTGGACAGTCTTACCAGGGGACACAATCCGTAGCAATAGGTGATAACGCGGGTGAGATAAATCAAAATACCCAAACTGTGGCTATTGGGTTTCAAGCTGGGCGATATTCCCAGAATGTCAGATCTGTGACCATTGGCTATGGATGTGGAACATTTATGCAAGCATCTCAATCCGTAGCTATGGGTTATAATTGTGGCCTGTATTTTCAAGGGTCTAATTCCGTGAGTGTGGGATACCAAGCAGGTCAACTTTATCAACAACCACAAACTGTGGCTATTGGTTACGAGGCGGGTCAAACTGGACAAAATGCCCTCTCCATTGCCATGGGTTATCGATGTGGTCGGTTTATTCAGGGGTCTTCATCGGTATCGATAGGTTATGAGGCCGGTGAAAGAAATCAGTCTACTCAATGTGTGGCTATGGGGTTTCGATCCGCTCAATTTGGTCAGAATACTCAATCCGTGGCTATTGGCTTCAATGCGGGACAATCCGGACAATCAACTGGTTCCGTAGCTATTGGCTATCTATCGGGTGAAGTGGCCCAACGTGGATTCTCAGTGGCTATTGGAACTTCTGCTGGGCGGTCCTATCAGAATACTCAATCCATAGCTATTGGCTTCGATGCGGGAGAGTCCTACCAAGGGGGTCAATCTGTGGCTATGGGTGACAGTGCGGGTCAATCATATCAGGGTTCTCAATCTGTGGCTCTCGGTTACAATGCTGGGCAGAGCTACCAAGGGTCTGGATCGGTCGCTATCGGTTATGTAGCGGGTGAACTGTACCAAAATGCCATCTCGGTGGCTATTGGTTCTAACACTGGACAGTCTTATCAAGGGACTCAATCTGTGGCTATGGGTGACAGTGCGGGTCAATCATATCAGGGTTCTCAATCTGTGGCTATGGGCTACCAATCCGGTCAAATTGACCAAGGGGATCAATCTGTGGCTATGGGCTACCAAGCGGGTCAGTCCACCCAAGGATCTCAATCCGTGGCTATTGGCTTTCAATCCGGTGAATTGGGGCAGAATTCATTTTCGGTGGCTATGGGTTATCAATCTGGACAATCCACCCAAGGATCTCAATCCGTGGCTATTGGACATGAATCTGGGCGTGTGAGCCAAGGATCTCAATCCGTGGCTATTGGCTTTCAATCCGGTGAATTGGGGCAGAATTCATTTTCGGTGGCTATGGGCTACCAAGCGGGTCAGAACTCTCAACGCGACAACACCGTCGCTGTGGGGAGCAGTGCAGGTCGGTCCAATCAGGGGATCCAAGGCGTCGCCGTGGGGATCAACGCGGGTAGCAACAATCAAGGTCAGCAAGCCACAGCTGTGGGGTCCGGTGCGGGTCAGAACTCTCAACGCATCTACGCCACCGCCGTGGGGAACCACGCGGGTCAGTACAATCAAGGCTCTCGCGCCGTCGCTGTGGGGGTCGTAACGGGTCAGTCCTCTCAAGGCGACTCCGCCACGGCTTTGGGGTACCGTGCGGGTAGGACCTCTCAAGGCGCCGACGCCACCGCCGTGGGGACCTACGCGGGTTACAATCGTCAAGGCTCTCGCGCCGTCGGTGTGGGGTTCGAGGCGGGTGAAATCATTCAAAGCCCCTTCGCCATCGCTGTGGGAGCGTTTGCGGGTCAGACCTCTCAAGGCGAGCGCGCCGTCGCTGTGGGGTACAATACGGCTCGGTACAATCAAGGCTCTCAATCCGTCGCTGTGGGGTACTACGCGGGTATCTCCAATCAAGGCAGCGAAGCCGTGGCTATTGGTTCTAACTCTGGGCAATCCACCCAAGGGACTCGAGCCGTCGCTGTGGGGTCCCAAGCGGGGAAGAGCAATCAAGGCACCTACGCCGTCGCTGTGGGGGCTTGGACGGGTTGGGCCAATCAACACATCAATTCAATCGCCCTCAACGCCTCTGGTTTCTTCTTGAACACAAACGCCGACTCCGCCTTCTTCGTGAAACCCCTGCGCAGCCAGACTGGTACGGCGATGTATTACGATACCTCGAGTGGTGAGATTTCATACTCCTCCTCAGACGATCGTTTGAAGGTCAAGGAGGTTCGCATCAAGGACGCGACCACGACGCTCATGAAACTGTCCCCCCAGAGTTACTTCAAGAAGTTCAAATTGGATGAACCAGACATTTCACATTACGAGTCTGGTTTGATGGCACAAGACGTGTGGTACGACGCCCCAGAATTGAGACACACAGTCCATTTGGGGGCGTACGCCGATCCGACACCCGAGAAGCCACCCCAACCAGTTCCAGGTGATATTCAACAAGATCCCGACTATTCCGCGTGGGGGAGTGATCCAGCACAAGTTCAATACGATCAACTCATTCCGTACACGATCAAGTCCATCCAAGAAATCGTCGCGGAACTTCCGAGGTCCAAGACCACCGTCTCGAACGCGTGGGGTCAAAATATCGTGGGTTGCGTCGTGAGTGCGAACGCGAACGCCCACAAGACGACCGCGACACCCATCGTCGCCCTCTCGAATGTCTATATGGACAAGAAATGGTATGGGGTCGTGTCTAACAAAACGACTGATACCAACGATTACGATACGCTCGTGGACACCAAGGGTGATACTCAAATCTGGGTCACAGACGTCGGTGGACCCCTCGAGTCTGGCGATCTCGTGACCACGTCCAATGTGGCTCCCGGGTATACACAAAAACAGGGTGACGGCGCTCTTATGAACTATACAGTCGCCAAGGTTACCCAAGACTGTGATTTCACAGAGCCCGTGCGAAGGCCCATTCATGTGCCAAAACGAGAAATCTCGAATGTGGTGTACTACATTCAAAAGACTGAAGTCATCGCCGATTTATATGAATACGAACAAAACTTGTGCGAACGACGCAAGACGAAGAAAATCGAAACCGTGTATCGAAAGATTCACGAGAAGGGTCGCGATACTGTGTATTTCGACGCCGATGGGAACGAAGTGAGCAAGCGAAAGTACGAGACGGTTAGTGGCGGAAGTGTGGTGACCTATACCGACGTGTCTGTTGACGCGTACAACGCATTGACACCCGAAGAACAAGCCGATTACACCGATACACAAAAGACTGTCTACTACAGAGTGGACATTGTAGAGAGCCCCGTGGAGTTAGAAGAAGGTGCATACGACGAAACTGAGATTCGCCAAGAACTTGTCGATGTCCTCGATGAAAACGGTCAAATCGTCTGGGAAGAGACGGGTGAAACCGAGCCCGTATATACCCTCGTGGATCACGTCAACTACAAGGCGGCGCTCGTGTCTGCGAAGTTGGTCTAATGTCGTTTATTAGACAGTGGTACACATAAATACAAACTTTTTTACCAAGTTTCATAAATCAAACGAGGTAAAAAAGATACACTTTTTACTTTTGCATGGAATCAGTTATGGCTAAAATAAGAACACCCGCGATGAATGCCATCACGATGTAATTACATTCGGTTTCTTCGAAACCCATCCTGGGTTCGGGCTGTTTAGCGACAGCCACCTGTGGTTGTCGCACAGGAGGTTCTTCCTCCAGGGGACAGTAACCTATCATTTATACTGTATCTAGAGATTAATTTCTGTCTTCTTCTTTCGCCGGGTCTTCTTGGGTTTGGATGCATCTACATTTACTTCTTTCACCTCCCCCCCTGTTGATTCTCCTGATATAGATACGATGTCCGACATATCATCGTCGTCCAAGTCTGGCTCTGAACGATTCGCGATAGGTGACGTATTCATTGGGGGCGGGGGTGGCATCATAATGCCACCCATAAGACTGGAAATATCTAAACCTGGGCCTCGCATTTCATAATTGCCTGTACCACCAACGGGGGCTGCCTGTTCAGGTGCTCTCGTTGTGTTCTGAACAGCGGCCATCATATTTTTAACAAGATCTGGGTTTTGCTTAATGACATCATTCATATTTGGTAGTGCCGACTTGAACATGCTATTTGTCAAGTGGAACATCATCGCAGATCCACCAAGCATCATGATGAGGCGGATTTCTGGGGCAACGGTGACCTTGGATCTATACTTCACGTAGAGTTCTTCGAACACTGTATCATAGTCATCCACATTTTCCATCACACTCTCCGACCATCCCTCGAGTTGAATTTCAAATGGGTTGTACCTTTTGTTTAAGAACTCAAGACCCGTCACACACGCAACCAACATACGTCTCGAAAATCGAATTGATTGTTCGACGTCTATACTATATGTGATACGCTTAACTTCTGTACGGAGTTCGTCTACACTTGAATATGCCGTAAGGCGCTTATTCACTGCAAAGCCTTTCTTCTCAAGGCGTCCAAGTTTATTCAAGAGATCACTCTTTTCCTCGTCAATTGAATTGTACCCCTTTGAGGGTTGTTCCTCCTGTCCACCAGGGGATTCGTCGTCGTCAAAGAACATTGGTTCGTCTTCACCGTAATCAATCTCTTCATCCATGCGGGGTTGTGCTGGGGCTGATTGTTTGTTTGGATTTACAAACGCATCCATCGCCTCTTGGTGTTGCTGTTGTTGCTGGGGTCGCTGTTTGTAACTTTCAGGATTATTTCGTTTCACAGGCTGAGAACGTGGAATTGATATTTCAATTTCATCCATCAGAGCTTGTTCGTCAGCGTCAAGTTTCATGACATGTGTACTTCCTCTGTCGAGTACGATTTCTTCGTCCATCTACTCTCTATAGGGAAACTATTAAATTACCTTTAACGCACTTTAGAAAAAATATGTACACATAGTATAAATGTTTACGTTCAACAAGGCCAACCGCAATGCGATCACATCCATCTTTGTTTTGTTGGCGATTATCGTCGCACTCACTGCCACGAGAAGTACCTACCAACCCAGACCAATCGCCATTAAGGCGATCAGTGAAGAATCCCTCTTCAACCTTGAACACAAGATTGAGTGTACCGCTGGAACAGCTGGTGGGGAATCACCATACAGCAAGTCTTTGACTCCAGGTGGTATTTGTGGTGCTCAAAAACTTGTCGATGACCAAGCTGGGTATGGGATCGAGGATGGAATTGGCGGATCTTTAATCTAAGCTAATACTAAATGGCTTTGATCACTTCATTAACCGAGAGTATCCCGGATCTCAACTATGAGTACCATACAATTACCATAGATTCAATTGGCCAATCCAGTGCCAATACATTTACGTGTTATCTTGAACAACCTATTCGCAATGTTGTTCAGGCCAGACTTCTCGCGGCTCACATTCATTCTAATATTTCCACCGAACACTGTTACATTTCCATTGACGAACTTGACACCAACTTCAACGACCGTGCCTCAAATACACTTGGTGGTCAGCCGACGATGACAGTTCTTCGCAACTCGTTCGCGAGTCTTGTTACAGCGGACACGGAACTTATTAGTTTCAAGAATGACTATCCCATTGTGACACAATACATTGACCCAATTCGCAGCATTGATAGATTTAGAGTGACAATCCGGGACCAAAGTGGTGCTACGATTAAGAACCCCGACGTCGTGGGTCACAACTTTTTAGTTATTCGATTCGTGTGTAGAAAACCAAACTTGTAATTTTCTCGTATTAAAGTAGTATACAATGTCTGCGGGTATTGTTCAACTTGTATGTATCGGTGCTCAGGATGAATACATTGTTGGAAGTCCGGAGATATCATTCTTCAATTCGACATTTAAGAGACACTCTAATTTTTCGCAATCCATTGAGAAGCAAATTATACATGGACATGTGAAAAATAACTCTCTATCGACAATTCGTATAGAACGAAGTGGTGATCTTTTGGGATACACATACTTTACGATTGATAACGGTGGTCAAGCCATGGACACTACAAACTGGGAAAGTCTCATTGAAAGTGTTCAACTTGTGATTGGTGGTCAGGTGATCGATGAACAAGATTCTACATTTTGTGAAAACATTGCGGTTGATCTTCTTGCCCAAAATCTCAGTAAATGCTCAAATGGGCCACACCCAGGTGGTAGTACCGCAAGCTCCTACTTCTACCCACTTCGATTTTTCTTTTGCGAGGGTGCGCAATCCGCGATACCACTCACAGCACTTCAATATCACGATGTTGAATTGAGAGTACGATGGGGATCAAGTGCTGCAAACTATAACTGGGAATGTCATTCGAACTATTATTATCTTGATAATGAAGAGCGTGGTAATATTGCGTCGCGTAGTCATGATATGTTGATTTACCAAGTGCAAAAGAATATTGGTTCCGGGGATCACATTCAAAGTCTCAACTTTAATCACCCAGTAAAGTTCATTGTAAGTTCAAACAATAGTGGAACAAGTCCTTTGACGTCCACATCAAATCGAATTAAATTGAGTATAAATGGAGTTGATCTTTCAAATTACAAATGGGCGAGACCACATTTTATGGATGTTTCGCACTACTATCACACAAACTATGTGACTTCACCCGATATATTCATGCATCCATTCTGTATCACAACAAGCCTTCACCAACCAACTGGATCTCTCAACTTTAGTCGAATTGAAAACGCTAAAATACATAGTGAAAGTCAAATATTAAATGATACAATTTACGCCGTAAACTACAACATTCTCAGGATAGAAAATGGTATGGCGGGTTTAGTGTATGCAAATTAAAATCAGGGAATATATAAATGGTTAAAACTACTGGTGTAACCCAACCCACGCACAAGGTGCGTCTTGGTCGTTTTACAGAGTGTGATCAACCACATAATTCAATAGTACTTAATGCTTCGAATGCAAATATTGACAACATCGAACACAGTGGATTTTATGTGACACCAATTAGGTATGGACATGCGTCCAACCTTCTCGCATATGATTGTACAACTAAAGAAATAATCGATGTCGGTGGTCAAAAATTGAAGATTTCTTCACTGGAAGTGGAAAATCTCGATGTTGTGAATTCAAATACGATTCATAGTTACTATGTGGATAATCCAATTTTTGAGATTGCAAAGGGTAATACAAAAAATAGTGAAGATGTGGGCATCATTATGCGTCGAAGTGGTGGTGATGTCGAACTAAAGTTTTCGGAAAAGGACAAACACCTCAATGTGAATAAGGATCTGAAAGTTGATGGGAATATTCATGCTCGGACATTTTACGGTGATGGGGGACTTCTCTCAAATGTTCAATTTGATTTTGAAATTGGGGATACATTTGAAAATATCAATGTGACCAATGCACTGCGTGCAGATGGTGGTCTTCTCTCGAATATATCAATTCAGCAATTGAAAGATCTCAATAATGCATCATTAAATCTCAATAGTGTGTATGTTGAAAAAGTCATACATGGGGGGTCAATTGTCTCGCGATCCAGTGTCATCGCACCCACATTTATCGGGGATGGGCAAAAACTTACAGGTATTGCACATACCAAAGATTTGGAATCAAATGTGAGTAGAATTGAAAAACTTGAACTCTTTCCATCTCGCGTTGAGTTGGTCGAGTTGGACGTCAAGGGAGTTCAAGACGAAATAAAACGTATCGCACCCCTTGAAGAGACAACCATCCAAGTTGCACACGCGATCGATGCATTGAAGCCACTTGAACCAAAAGTTCAAATGCTTGAAAACTATGTGACATCGACATCCACCCACCAACTTCCACAACGCATGAGTTATTTGGAAAAGGAAGTTAAATCTATAAAACCTACAATTCCAGATGTAACACAAATCATTCGAGATGTGAATGCCGTCCGAGATACACTTACATCTATACCTTTACTTGAAGATTCTATCCGAACTGTGGAACGTGTTATTCCACGTGTACGACACCTTGAAAGTATGATTGGTGGGATAGATACAAATGCATCAAAGATTTCGGGTTTAACTACAAAAGTTACAACGATTGAATCCACCATAAAAAAGATTGACGACATTGAACCCATACAATTACAATTGAGTACACTCGCGCGAAATACACCCAGTCAAATTAAGTACTTGGAAACACATGTATCCACGCGTATAGACGATATCGCCAAGGAAATTGTGCGTTTTAATCCACTCGAATCCCTCGTGTCAAATATTCACACATCCGAAACTGACATCTCTACACTCAAAATACAACTTCCTACCATTGACACTCGAATAAAGATCCTTGAAGATGTACCAGTCCCAACTCTACACAGCGTGACGTCATGTCAAAGTAACACCGTAAATACACTCACACTTGAAAATCAAAATGTATCGTTAACAACTTTTGGTAATATTGGGGTGGGTACAACCCAACCAACATCAAAAATATCTATTTTCAGTTTACCAAATGCCGTATCACAATTGGGTGAAGTCGATGCGATTAAAATTAATGAACTCGCACAAATTAACGCGTATACCAAGGCTAACGCGGGTCTAAGCTCCGGTCGCCCCGGTGGTCTAGTTTTCAAAACAAAGAGACCTAATGGTGAACTTACAGATAGTATGACTATAGATGGTAACGGTTCAGTCACAGTTGGCTCGTCGACACCTTGTGCGTCTGCAGCACTCGCGATAAACTCCACAACGCGTGGTTTATTAGTTCCCCGTATGACGACGGAGGACATTCAAAATATTAAAAAACCCGAACCGGGTCTCATAGTGTACGATATAGAATTGGATACATTTATGGGATACAAAAAGACTGGTTGGACTCAAATGTAATAAATTAAAATGACTTATTATATAAATGGTGAAGAACTTGAACACTATTGAAAGATCCGAGAGGATCAGAATAGGTAAATACACTCCAGATGAACAGGCGGAAAATTCTATAATCATCAATGCGTCGTCAGAAATTATTGATGCACCTGTGAGTGGATTTCACGTAGCCCCTGTTCGTTACGTGTCAAATGTTCTATCAAACACACTAGTATATAATACAGTGACACACGAAGTTGTAGATTCTGGGGAAAATATAAACAGATCACTTGACGATGTATTAGCTGTCAGTAATGTTGCATCATATACAGTTGAATTTCAAAATACAGCGACAAGTTTTGTGACATATGGACCGGTGGGTATAGCTAATACAAATCCAATACACACCGTTGATATAGGTTCGAATGTATTCGTTGATGACACCGGATCAAATGTAATGAATATCACAGGTAATGTATTTGTTTCAGACACCCTATTCGTCGTGGGTAACTTGGAAGTTTTGGGGGATACAACACTCACAACCCAACAAAATCTTCTCATTGATGATTCCATTGTTGAACTTGGTAAAAACAATTATGATTCGACGGCGGGGTTTGATCTGGGTTTTGTGATGACACGTTCATCCGCACTGTCAAATGTGGGTATAGGTTACAGAGAGACCCAAGATGAGTTTTTCATTGGATACACCGATAATAATGCATATGAACATTATTTAACACCCAATAACGACAATAACGTTAAAGTCCACGTGTATGGTTCTCTAGTCACGAATTCGAATGTCGGTGTGGGAAATACGTCACCGACGCACACGTTAGATGTTGGTTCAAATGTATACATTGATGACACGGCGTCAAATATTTTAGTTGTTCGGGGAGATGCTAAAATCGATGAAACACTATACGCGAATACAATTTCAATTTCAAATATTGCAACGATTGGTGGAAACTTAAATCTGTTGTCAGAGTTGGATGTCCTTGGAGATGTACACGCATCGTCAAATCTAGAAGTTTCCAAGGAACTCATTATTGGTGGGAATGTACACGCGTACTCAAATGTAGATGTGTCGAAAGAACTCAATGTCTCTGGGAACGTGTATGCTTCATCAAATGTTAATGTATCAAAGGCGCTCAATGTCACTGGAAATACAAACGCATTCGCACAACTCAACGTAACTGGGAATGTATATGCATCATCAAATGTCAATGTCTCCAAGGAACTGAATGTGACCGGGAATGTATACGCATCATCAAATGTCAATGTCTCTAAAGAACTGAATGTATCTGGGAACGTGTACGCGTTATCGAATGTTGATGTCTCCAAGCAACTCAATGTAACTGGGAATGTCTATGCGTCATCAAATGTCAATGTCTCTAAAGAACTTAATGTCACTGGGAATGTGTATGCGTTATCAAATGTCAATATAACAAAAGATCTAAATGTCACGAGACATATTTACGCAGGCTCAAATGTTGTGGTATCTAAAGATCTTGCAGTTGTTCGAGATATTTACGCATCAAATATAAATGTCAACAAAGATCTTACGGTCACTGAAGATATCAGAGCCTTATCAAATGTTGATGTCTCACAAGATATCAATGTCACGGGTAATGTGTACGCCTTGTCAAATGTTATTGTGTCCCGAGATATTGATGTATATGGAAACATTCACGCGTTGACGAATGTAGATGTCTCCAAAGATGTAAATGTCACAGGTAACATATATGCGTTATCTAACATTGTTGTATCACACGAGGCTGTGGTTCGTGGTGATTTGTACACACAAGGAAACGCATTTATTACGAAACAACTCACTGTAACTAGTAATATAAATGCCTTGTCAAATGTGGGTATAACAAAAGACCTAACGGTAGATGGAAATGTTTTTGCAAAATCAAATGTGAGTGTTTTGAAACAATTGGATGTGAGTGGAAATGTGTACATGAAATCAAATGCCATCGTATCAAAGCAACTACAAGTAACGGGTGATATAGTTGCTTCTTCAAGTATAGACGTGACGAGAGATGTAAATGTAACACGGAATGTAAATGTTACTGGCAATGTTTCAGCTTCATATTATAATGGAAATGGTAGTAATTTGACACATATCACCCTTGAACAGGTCACATCATATGGAAATACAACGTCTAACACGATATTTTTCAACAACCCTGGAACAGCTGTGGTTACCGTGGGTGATATGGGTGTTGGCACGGATACACCTGATTATACACTTCACGTCGCGGGGGATATAGGTGCGGATTCAAATATATCCGCGGTTCGGTACTTTGGGAGTGGTAGTACACTCACGGATATAACACTTGAACAGGTCACGTCATACGGAAATACAGCATCAAATACTGTAGAGTTTACAAACCCAACAACGGCATTAACGACTGATCTCACCTCAAATGTTGGCGTCAATATTGGACAATTGAACAATGTGACGTTAACCACACCCCTCAATGAAGATATGCTTGTATATGATGGTACACAATGGGTTAATCAAAAACAGAATCACTTATTTTTGTACGCAAAGGCGAATGTGGCGTTAAATAAAGGTGAAGTTGTGTACGCGACAGACACGGTTGGTAACGACACATTTGTCGTTGATAGAGCGGATGCACGTGACCCCCAAAAAATGCCTGCGATTGGTATTTTGTATCAAGATTTAGCGCTTAATGGACAGGGTCTGGTCGTCTCATTTGGGCGCGCAGATGGTGCAGCACTCGATAGTTTCGGAGAGGGTGAAACGGTATACGTGAGTAATACAGTACCGGGGGGTCTCTCAAATGTTGCCCCTACAGGTGTATATAATGGAGTTCCCAATCTCATTCAAAACGTTGGTCTCGTGGTGAAACCACACCCATCACAAGGTATTGTTTCTGTAACAGGTGTCGGTCGTACAAATGCTATTCCAAATGCGAATGTTATCACAGAAACACCCACGTATGTGTACACAGATGGCTCAGATGGTAAAAATACATTAAATAAGATTGACCCAGTAAACCTTCTCACAAAACTTCAAACTCTTGCACAGGTTGTGAACACTGGGAACACTGTATCTAATACAATTAACGTCACAGGTCTCACGACAACTGGGAATGTGAATGTTGGGAGTAACATATCTGTGGCGAGTCTTACACCCAACTATTTACCGATAGTTGATGCTAATAATTATCTTGTAGACTCCCCCATACGAAAGGACAACGGGAATATTATCATTAGTGCGGATACAGAAATTACAGGTAATTTATATATAACTGGTAATTCAATTTCAATTTCATCAAATAGTCTTGTCATTAGCGATCGTATTTTAGGTATCGCGAACAATAATCCAAGTCATGATTTGGATACAGGTATAATTATGGAACATCCCGGGCACAATGTGGCGCTCATTCATCACGGTGACGAAGATAGATTTTCAATGGGATACACACAAAACACAGTAACAGACGAACACATACTTCCAGATGTAAGTAATATATTCTTCTTAGATGTTTTGGGGAATGTTCAAATACAAAATAGTTTAACTGTGAATGAAACTGTGTATGCGGATTTTTTTGATGGTGATGGTGGTCTTCTTTCGAATATAGCGTCAGATTTTGAACAAATTGTTATTAATGGAAATGTGACATCAAATACAGTTGAGTTTAGAAACGCAATAAGTATAGTGACAACTGGATCCGTTGGTATTTCAAACACGTCACCTCAACATGACCTCTCCGTGGGTTCAAATCTGTATATTGATGATACGGGGTCAAATATTATACATGCCACTGGGAATATATACGCCACGCGTTTTATTGGGGATGGTTCGTATCTCACAGGTCTCGTGACCACATTTGAAGAAATTATTATTAATGGAAATGCGACATCAAATACGGTTGAGTTTAGAAATACAGATCTCAGTCTCGTGGCTTCAGGTAACGTCCAAGCTGTCCGCTTCATTGGTGATGGTTCATTTCTTTCGAATTTGGCGACGGATTTTGAAGAAATTATTATTAATGGAAATGTGACATCAAACACAGTTGAGTTTAAAAATACAGACGTGAGTCTTGTGGCGTCAGGTAACGTCCAAGCTGTCCGCTTCATCGGTGATGGTTCGTTTCTTTCGAATTTGGCGACAGATTTTGAAGAGATTATTATTAATGGAAATGTAACATCAAACACCGTTGAGTTTAGAAATGCAACAAGTTTAATCACAACGGGTTCGGTTGGAATCGCAAATAGTACACCTGGTCACGATCTTTCAGTTGGATCAAACTTATGGATTGAAGATACCGGGTCAAATGTATTATATGTGAATGGAAATGTATACGCCACACGTTTCCAAGGTGATGGGGGGCTTCTCTCAAATATTGCGTCAAACTTGGAGCAAATCGTTCTCAATGGAAATGTTACGTCCCAAACGATTGAACTACAAAACGCGATAAGTTTAATTACAGTGGGCTCGGTGGGAATCGCAAATAGTTCCCCGGGTCACGATCTTTCAGTTGGATCAAACTTATGGATCGAAGATACTGGGTCAAATGTACTCGTCGTTGATGGGAATATTTCGGCACATCGAATAACGTTGGATAGTATTCAAATTGCATCCGTGTATGCGTTAGAATACGTCACTGCTGAGGGTAACACGACATCTAACACAATTGAGTTTACAAATCCAACGACGGGTCTCGTATCTTACGGTAACGTGGGTGTCGCAAATACTCTCGCGATACACACACTCGACGTGGGTTCAAACTTATACGTCGAAGATGGGGGTCCAAACGTGTTGTATGTACGTGGAAATACATGGTCCGATGAAGTCTATACAAATAAACTTGGTGTTGGGAATACAAACTCTACACACGATTTTGCCGTCGCATCAAACTTGTATGTGGATGACGATGGTTCAAATGTACTCGTTGTGAACGGCAATGTGTCCGTGGGTACAACGCTAACACTGGGTGCGATTCAAATAACGACAGCGTACAATTTAGAAGAAGTCACTGGACAGGGTAATACAACATCAAATACCATTCAGTTTACAAACTCAGATTTGGGTATAGTTGCAAATGGTGGTATTGTGACACACAAAAATGCATACGCGTGTAAACAATATTCATACAGTAACGTTAATATACCTATAACATTTTCGAATGTTGGTATGACATTCAGTTCTAATGTTTTTTATGCAAAGCTTACAGCTCAATTAGTTCATGGAAACGAAGAAGTGAGTACATTACGTGCAGATGTTCAGGGTGGAACCCGAGATGGTACAGAATCATCACTTGATATCGCGACTGGAACGGTGTCTTTATTCGGAAATACAAATACAAAACCTTGGAGTTCTGCAATCACAACGACACCGACGATGGTCATCATAGAACCCAGTGCGATTGGTGGAACCACATATGGGTGTGACATCTTTGTAGAATATATGTCATCAGCTCCAGATGGAAAATTAGAAACAATTAGTGTAGATGGGAATAGTGTAAAATCTTTTATATATTAATATTAATGGCGTCGACACACGTACAAACTTTTCCTGGAAAAGTTGGTATCGCAAATGTGAATCCTATACATACACTCGACATTGGATCGAATGTATATATAGACGATACAGGAATAAATAAACTTACAGTATTTGGTAATATTCATGCATCCGGAATGACAGTGGATGGCACGGTGACTGTTATAGATACGGATAATCTCAACGTAAAAGACCCAATTATCCTACTTGCATCCGAAAGTACGGGTACTACAGATACGGGTATAATCATGAAACGCGCCGATGGTGACTCGAATGTTGCCGTTTTTTATGATGAGGGTGTAGGTCTCACACTGGCACACACACTCTCCAGTGCGTCTGATATTCATATCGCAGTTGATACAAATAGTCCATTACCTACACGTATTCACGGTCCATTGACTGTTGTCAATGCGACGAATCAATCACTCTCAGTGCAGGGTGGGGCTGAAATATCTGGGAATCTGGTAGTTGGAACACTAAACCTTTTGGTGGATGGGACCACTGGTAATGTGGGGATCGGGACAACCGTACCCGGATACACCCTAGACGTTGTGGGTGAAGCCAATGTCGGCGCTCTCACAGTCACGAGCATTGCGGGTGATGGTTCTGCACTCTCGGGGATTCAGTCCTCGAATGTGAGCGACTTTGCCTCAAACGTGGTGAGAATTGAAAACTTGGAAACCTCCAATGTAAGCATTTGGTCTAATTTGGCCTCAAACGTGGTGAG